CTTGGGAGATTGTAGAAATTTTAGGCAAACATAAGAAGGACGAATAATGATAGAACAATTAAAAAGATGGTGTATTGAAGTTTCAAAAGAACTATGTAGTGAAACTGTTGATACAGCAGGAACAATATGTGATGAAACAAAGAAGGTAAATGCTAACTTTGTTAAAGCTATAATGGAGAGTATCTAATGGCAGATGTAGTATCAACTCAAACAATATCAGATACTTCTGGTGTTAAATATGTAATTAAACTTACAAACATGTCAGACAGTACAGGCGAAACTTTGGTTAAAAAAGTTGACGCTTCTGAAACAACATTTATGACCGAAGATGGTTTAAGAAAGATTGCTAGGATATGGTATTCAATAAATACGGCAAATTCTAAATCAGCAGTTGAAATAATATGGGACGGCGCTACGAATGCTGACGCTTTAATATTAGGTGGTAACGGTTATATGGATTTAAGAACATCTGGAGATGAGGTTACCAACAACGCTATAACACCTACAGGTGATGTGTTATTAAGTACAAAAAACTTTGCTTTAGGCGATAACTATACAATAATTATAGAGTTTAGATAAGAATTTGTATAAATATACCTAGACTTACAAGAGAGAATTAATGAAACTAATATCGGAAGAAATACAAGACGCAGAATACCTGGTTGAAGACGCAGGTAATGGTAAAAAAAATTACAAAATCCGTGGTATCTTTTTACAAAGTGATGTCAAAAATAGAAATGGAAGAATATATGAAAGTGGCATCCTAGGAAAAGAAGTACACAGATATACTTCAGAATTTATCAATAAGAATCGTGCATTTGGTGAGTTAGGACATCCTGACGGACCAGTTGTTAATTTAGAAAGAGTATCACATATGATTACTAAATTAGCACCAGAAGGCAAGAATTTTATTGGTGAGGCTAAGATAATGAATACCCCCTACGGTAAGATTGTGAAAGGTCTTATTGATGAAGGCGCTCAGTTAGGAGTATCTTCAAGAGGTATGGGTTCCTTGGTCACACGAAACGGTGCTAACTATGTAGGAAGAGATTTTTACTTAGCGACCGCTGCTGACATTGTTGCAGACCCAAGTGCTCCAGACGCTTTCGTAGAAGGCATAATGGAGAATAAAGAATGGATTTGGGACAATGGAGTAATAAAAGAAAGAGATATTGAAGAGTATAAAGAGTATATCCAAAAAGCAAAAGCGATAAAACTTGCAGAAGCTAAGGCGGATGTGTTCAAAAAGTTTCTTCAAAATCTCTAATTTTATAAATATCTAACAAAGAGAGAATAAATAACTAGTTATTTAAAATTAAGAAGAAGGAGATTTCTCACATGGCCGATACAGAACAAAAAATAGAGGCGTTGGAAAAAGAAGCTGTGAAGGAAGCGAATACGGTAAATCCTCAAGCGGATGCTCCGAAGAAGAATGCTGTAGCGGCTGAACCTACTCATCTGAAAAATGATGCCGAAGATTTAGGACCAGCTGTTGTAAAACCTACAGACAGTAATCCAGACGCAACTAAAAAAGTTAAAAAAGTTGAAGGTCAAGCACCTCAAAAAAATCAAGGCGCTGCTGACGCAATGCCTACTTTGAAAAAAGAGGAGTCTGACAAAGATACAGAAAAGAAATCTGATAAAGAAGTGAAAGAAGGCGAACTTCCACCTGCTTTGAAAAAAGCAATTGAGAAGAAAAAAGGCGAAGATGTTAAAGAAACAATTGACGCTGGTGAAGTTTCTAAAGAAGCAGATAAGAAAAAAGAAGTTAATCAAAAGACTGCTAATGTTTCTGCTAAAGAAGAAAAAGAACTTGATGTCAAAGAACATGTTGACGCTTTAATCGCTGGTGAAAATGATTTATCAGAAGAGTTTAAACAAAAAGCTTCTACAATATTTGAAGCAGCTATTCGTGCTGAATGTACTGAAATTGCTGAGTCAATGGAAGCTGATTATCAAGAAAAATTAGAGCAAGAAAGTGCAAAAGCAAGAGCGGAACTAACTGAAAAAGTTGATTCTTATTTGTCTTATGTCGTAGAGGAGTGGATGAAAGAAAATTCCATCGCTCTTGAAAAAGGCATTAAAGGCGAAATAGCAGAAGACTTTATTACTGGTTTGAAAAAACTTTTTGCTGAACACTACATTGATGTTCCTGATGAAAAGTATGATGTTTTGGATGCACAGGCATCCAAGATTGAAAAACTTGAACAGAAACTCAATGAAGAAATCCAAAAAAATGTTGATTTAAACAAGGAAAACGGAGAAAAGACTCGTAATGAAATTATGAGTGAAGTATCTAATGACCTTGCTGATACATCAAAAGAAAAATTTGGAAAACTTGCTGAAGAGATTGAATACTCATCTGCTGAGGACTTTAAAAAGAAATGTGAAACTATTAAAGAGTCATATTTCGGTAAAAAAGTTCCGACTGCTGAAGAGAAATTAGATGATGTGGCGGCAGGTGAGGCTTCAAATGAAGACTTATCAAATGCAATGGCTGCTTACAGCGCCGCTATAAGCAAAACAAAAGACATTAAGTTGTCTTTAAAATAGTAAATAAAAAGGGAGAATAAGACATGTACTTATCCGAAACACACGAAAAAAAATGGCAGCCTGTACTAGAACATCCTGATTTACCAAAAATCACGGATGCTTATAGACGAGCCGTCACTTCTGTAGTGTTAGAAAACCAAGAAAGAGCTTCTAAAGAAGACGCTGCTTTTTTGAGTGAGGCTGCTCCAACTAACGCAACTGGCGCTGCTATAGCGAATTGGGATCCAATCCTAATCAGTTTAGTTAGACGAGCTATGCCAAATCTAATCGCATACGACATTGCAGGTGTTCAACCAATGACTGGTCCAACAGGACTAATCTTCGCTATGAGAAGCAGATATACTTCTCAATTAGGTGGAGAAGCTATGTTTGATGAAGCTGACTCAGATTTTTCTGGCAGAAACGCTGCTGGTTCATCTGTTGATGGTTATTCAGAAACAGCTCATTCAGGTACTAATCCTAAAGTGTTAAACGATTCACCAGCTGGAACTTATACAAAAGGTACAGCAATGACTACAGCGGCTGCTGAAGCATTAGGTGACGCTTCTGGCAACGCATTTGCTGAAATGGCATTCTCAATAGAGAAGTCAACGGTAACTGCTAAGTCAAGAGCACTTAAAGCAGAATATACTATGGAACTTGCTCAAGATTTGAAAGCAATCCATGGTTTAGACGCAGAAACAGAATTAGCAAATATTCTATCTGCTGAAATTCTTGCTGAGATTAACCGAGAAGTGGTTAGAACAATTTACATTAACGCTGAAAAAGGTGCTGCTGCTAATACGACTACAGCAGGTATCTTTGATTTAGACACAGACTCTAATGGTAGATGGTCAGTTGAGAGATTCAAAGGACTAATGTTCCAATTAGAAAGAGATGCTAATAGAATTGCACAAAGAACTCGTAGAGGAAAAGGAAACTTAATCGTTTGCTCTGCTGATGTTGCTTCTGCTCTTCAAATGGCAGGTGTCCTAGATTATACACCAGCACTTAACAACAATCTAAATGTTGATGACACAGGTAATACTTTTGCAGGTGTTCTTAACGGTAGATTTAAGGTATATATTGATCCTTATTCAGCTAATAGTGCTGCTACGCAATACTATGTTGTTGGATACAAAGGAACATCTCCATATGACGCAGGAATATTTTACTGCCCATATGTTCCATTACAAATGGTAAGAGCTGTTGGTCAAGACACTTTCCAACCTAAAATTGGATTTAAAACCAGATATGGTTTAGTGGCTAATCCTTTCGCAGAAACAGGTGCTCAATCAGGTGCTGCTACAGCAGTAAATGACGCAGGTTCCGCTAATGCGAATAGATATTACCAAAGAGTGCAGGTAGCTAACTTGATGTAATCTGTAAAAAGATTATTTTTAAAAAGGCGGACCTTTGTGTCCGCCTTTTTTTGGCCTAATCCTCAAGAACCTAATTATCGGTTGTTATAAATAGTAGTATGAAAACAACACATACACACCACATCATACCAAAGCATATGGGTGGCACAGACAACCCTAGCAACTTAAAAGAGTTAACTGTTAAGCAACACGCTAGGGCCCACAAAAAACTATACAAACAACACGGCAAATGGGAAGACAGAATAGCTTATACATTTTTATCAGGACAGATATCAAAGTATCAAGCACAACAAGAGGTAAGGCGACTAGCCAATCTCGGCAACACACACTTTAAAGGACACACCCATACAAAGAAAACTAGAAAGGCAATAAGTGAGTATCAAATGGTAGCAAAAATAGGCAATCAATATAGAAAAGGCAAAACATTTACAAAAAAAAGTAGAGCATTAATAAGTAAAGCCTTGCAAGGCAATACTAACAAAGTAGGTCCAACTGGACCACATAAGAATCCATACAAAG